CACCCTTGGCCATCATCTTACCCCCACCACATGCTTTCTTAGGCATCTTTGACGCTTTCATATCGCCCATACCCCGAGACGGACGCATTTTACTTAGCGCCTAGATGTGCACCAGCACAACGAGTCTTACCGCGCTGAGCGATGCCGTCGATGGAACCACCCTTGGCCATCTTGACCATCTTGGTGTTGGTCTTGCCTTTGCGCTCGATACCGCCGCCTTTGGCCATCTTGGTCTTGCCGCCCTTTTTCATGCCGGGAGCGCCACCCATAGGAGGGCCAGCGGGGGGTGGAGCGGGGGGTGGAGCGGGAGGAGGTGCGGCATCCATAGGGGCGGAAGGAGGTGCAGCCATAGGAGCCTCTGCACCGCGAGAAGCCATAGCGCGACCAATACGGTCCTTAATCATGGACATAGCCATCATGCCCTTGGCCTTGGCCTTAGCCTTAGCCTTAGCGCTACCACCCTTAGCCATACCCATATCACCCATAGCATTAGAAGTTGGCATGTCCTTAGTGATACCACCAGAACCAAACTTTTTCATTTTCTTATCGGCCATTTCAAAGTCCTTACCTACTGATTGCTTCACGCCAACTTTCTTGGCGAATGATGGGCTATGAGCGATAGCACGCATAAAGTTAGCCTGCTTGGCGCTCGACGAGGGCATTATACCATCTTTCCTTTAGTCTTACCACGGCTGCAACAGAGCCGCCAGACTTAAGTTTTGATAGGTTTGTATGCTCACCCTTGTGCTCTTGTGCGTCGTGCATTTTAAATGCCTTCTTCACAACAGCTTTGTCTTGAGCCATATCTTTCTTAGAGCTTTCCATATCCATCACTTTTTCCTCAGCCAATTTTGGACAGTCTTAGTTTCGTAAATACGAATTGCTGTCCAAATGATTGTGAATACTGCTGCGACAGCGGGAAGCATGTTTACAATAGTCCCTAGGACCGTCGCAAAGGACAGTGCATCGATGATGTGTTTAAAGGTTTCTTCTCTAATCATGTTAGCACTTCCAAGCCCGTAAGGATTTGTTGATACGGCTATTGGGGTCATTGGCAGTCTTGGCGCTAGTAAGCTTCTTTTTCATACCCGACATGCGGGCACAAAATGACTTCTTGCGAGAGCCGCCTTCAGGCTGTGGGGCTTTAAGCCCCGGCTTCCCCGGATTGGCTTTATTGTAAGACGCACGGCCCTTGGCGTTCAAGCCGCCTTTAGGGTTCTTGCCTTCCTTACGGGTCCAAGCAGGAGAGTTGGCCACTACACAAACCGCCCTTTAGTCTTACCCTTGGAACAGCAGCCATCACCGCGCTTGGAAGCTGAGGAGACAGAGCCACCCTTGGCATATGCAACGACGTTAGGAGCGTCTTTCTCCTTGGCGCGGCTAATTTTGGTCTCAGTATCCTTGGATAGCTTCTTCAGCGTGTCTGCCTGCTTCACCCGTACAGCAGCTTCTTTAAAATAAGGATCATTAGGATCAGCACCGTTATAGCCGGAATATACACCCGCCATATCACCAAGCTTTTTCCGCGCACGATCCATCTTATCGCTGTCTTCAGTTGCATCAGCGTTAGAGGATACCCCTAATTTTTTACTGCCTTTATATTCTGGCATTACACAAACCGCCCTTTAGTCTTACCCTTGGAACAGCAGCCATCACCGCGCTTGGAAGCTGAGGAGACAGAGCCGCCCTTGGCCATCTTCTTGATTGTACCGCCCTTAGCCTTCTTGATCGTGCCACCCTTGGCACGACGGGGGCCTACAGCAGCACCGAGAGCTTGCTTGCGGGCATTAGCTTGAGCAGCCTGCTGAGCGGCTAGCTGAGCAGGAGTAGGTCCTGCGGGAGCAGCGGGGGGCGTAGGTTGAGCATTCATTCGAGCAACAGCAGCCTGAGCGGCAAGAATGGCCGGATTAACACCCCCCATAGAAGGAGAAGGTGGAGGCGTAGGCATACCCGTAGGCGCAACCTGAGGAGCCGTGGGGCTTGGACCTGCAGGAATAGGCGGGGGAAGCGTCTGAGGGGGAGGCATCATTGGGAGAGACATCTAGGCTACTTCCTTCTGTGATGGGATAAGCATCGGGTAGAGGACATCTCTACCAAACTCGCCTTCGTATTCTTGCACACCCATGTGCCCCAACTTGATGGTTGGGTCGATCCAGACTTCAAAACCCTGTTCGCGAACACGGTCACAGAAGAGGTAGTCCTCTCCGACGTAACCTTCTTCGGTCAGCATGAAATCAAACATGCAGGGGACAGTGCGTTCCGTACGCTCATCGTAGTAGCGCCACTCGGGGTGGGCTGCATCAAGGGTTTCGAAGACATCGCGGCGAACCATCATGAAGGCAGTAGCCACGCGCTTAGCACGGACAAGGCCCATGCTATTCATCGTAAGCTCACCATTCTCGTCCGCATCAAGCGTGCCGATATAAGTTTTGGTCGTGCTACGTGTACGAGGTACACCAGCAACAATGCCCTTCTTAGGGTCCGAGGTCCAAGCCATCAGACGGAAGATATCCACTGCTTCGAAGTTGATGTCACTATCGATGAACATCAGGTCGGTGCAGTCGGAGTCGAGCATATCTTGCGCGAGGAGGTTGCGAGCACGGGATACCACCGAACAGCCGCAAATGCTGCCAATCTGGATGGATACCCCGTGCTGCTGAGCCTGCTGCGCGAATTGGGCTAGCGAAATAGCAAGCTTCAAAGAGACTTTGAAGTCATAGGCCGGAAGCGCAATGAAGAGACTGCGGCCAGCTAGATCGTAACCTTTTTCGTTTTGCATGTGTCACCCATAATAGACTGTAATGCCGGTTTGGTTTGACAGCTGCGCGTAAAGACCCGTTTGCGCAAGCATACCTTCACCGGGGATCAAGGTGTTAACTACTTCTGTGGAAGTAGCACTCGTGTCGTATGAGGTCATCCACAGGCTAGCAGATACTGAACAGCCAGTGCTAGCTGCCACTGTACCCGAGTTGATATCAATAACAGTAAAGGCACCAGTGGTGAAACCAGAAGACTGGATCACATAGTTGCCATTAGTACCGCCAGCGCCACCCGCAACAGCGAAGGTAAGCCCAACAGTCTGCCCAATGGCAAAACCATGGGAAGCGAGAGTTACGGTAATAGTATTAGTTGAGCGGGCATAAGTAGCTGCTGTGGGAGCCGTAACTGAGTCCCAAATATTTACCGTACCAGCAGTAGCACTACCCACCCCAGTGATACCCCGAAGCCGCGTACGAGCCGAGACAAGGATACCACTTGCATTGAGGTGGGCTGCTTTAACATCAGTTTGCATAGCCATAGGATTGGCCTCCTATTAAGTGGCTATTAGGACGTGGCGAACGGAGTAGCCAGAGTGCTCGAACCAACCAAGTTGCCCTGAACCATATAGACGTTCGCAGCGGTCACCATGACGGTGAAGTACGAACCAGCAGCGCCACCAGTGGTCGTGCCGTTCAGGTTGATAGAGCGAATGGTTGTACCGTTAGCAAGGAAGACGCTAGGGCTACCTGCACTGGCTGCGAGGTTAACACCGCCGAGCAAGAAGTCGCCCGCACCAGTGATGACCTTAACTGTAGTGGCAGTGGCTGGGATGAAGAACGTGTACAGCACACCTTGGTTATTCAGGGTATTTGGGTCTTGACCCGGACCTGACTGAACTTGGTTAGCCGACACATTCGCAGCTGGTAGCGTGATTGTGCTTGTCACTGCGGTGACGTTAAGAATACGTCCACCGTGATCAGCGGGGTTGAGGGTTAGCGTAGCGGCAGCTACGTTAACGACAGTATTAGGACCTTGGGCATAAGACCCGCTCAAAGAGCGGACAGGACCCTGAAAGGTAGCTTGAGCCATTTTAATCTCTCCGTGTAGTAGCACATTCCCACATCATCGCTACTACGTCTGCTAGGACAGTTGATGCGGGAGAAAACCCTAGAAGATATAAGACGTACACCAGACAAAGAAAAAGGGGAAGAGGTTTCCCTCTTCCCCCCTAACTTCTTAGGTAGAACCGGAAGAACCCCACATACCGAGAGGATCAGACCAGCCGAACGAGTAACGCTCGCGAGCCTTATACCGGACGTTACCGGTATCGAAGTCACCGTCCATACCCGTGCTCATAGGAGTACGGATAAAGTTCTTCAGGCCATTAGGAACATCAGTGGTCAAGAACCATGCGTTCGTATCGGTCAAGAAGTGGTTGACGGTGTAACCTTCAGGGATCGAACCGTTATTCTTGATGGCGTTGATATCGTTGTCCGAGGTACCGACGCGAAGTTCGGTTTCGAGCAAGCGAGTAGCAACAAACATCAGGCTAGGTGGGATAACCAGCTTCTTAGGCTTCGCGGCAATCAGCAGACCACGTTCGTCGGTCCAAGCAGCAATCTGAATGACTGCGGCTTCGAGCGAGGTTTCGTTAAGGTCAACCTGCGTTGAAGGCGTATTGGAGTTGGTACCACCGTTAACCAGCGGGTGCGAGGCCGAGAACAGAGCCACGCCATCGCCACCGGGGTAGGATGCACTGAAGCCGTTGTTCAAGACTGCAGCAGCCTTGGTCTGCTTGGTATAGGACATCGCACGGGCGAGGGCCTTAGTATAACGAGCCGAGAGGCTGTCATACAGGTTGTCTTCAATCGCTTCTTCAGTCAGCGAGAACCCGAGGGCAATCGTTTCGTGGGTGTAGCGAGCAGTGAAGACTTCCTGACCGTTGTCGTATGCAATGGCCGAACCTTCGTTCTTAACCGGAGCAGCGGAGAAGCCCGACAGCTTGGTTTCTTCTTCGAACGAGCGCTCGGAGGTTTCGATCTCAAAGATTTCCTTATGCTCTTCGCCGTAGCGCGAGTATTCCAGACCGAACAAGGCGTTCAGGCCGGGAAGGAGTTCTTTGAGAAGTTGTGCGCGTGAAATCGCCATGGGTCAAACTCCTCTTAGACGCCGGTCGGGTTGAGATAAGGATGCATTCCTTGGTTCCACTTGACCACAACTTCCGTGTAGGAACCTGCAGCTGAGGTGGTTTCAGCAATGACATCGATGATGCGGATCGGCCACGTCGAGGTGGTACCCGTAGTGCTGCTAACAGCAACCTTGGAGTCACCAGTGGTGGTCGAACCAGCAGTCTGAACCAGAACAGCATTTTCACCGACGTTTGCACGGGTGACATAGCTGATATTGGTACCAGTCGAAACCACAGCAACCTTGAACAGCGCATCTGGGTCGTCCTGCACGAATGCAACGACGTCAGTGATGTTCGTAGTACCGGGATAGTACTGACGGAACGTCTTGCCGAAGGTTGGGTCGGTGTACGAGCAACCAAGGAAAACGCCAACAGGGGTGGCCGAGTTCGTGCCAGTGTCTTTGTCGAGCGTGCCCGAGCTGTTCAACTTCACGATGTCACCAAAGAAAATGGTGGTCGAAGAGTTGGTAGCGATTGGGATCGAACGAGTAGCACTAGCAAAAACCTGCCCGCCGATCAAGTTGATCGGAATGAGGCCGTAAGGCCCCGAGACGGAAGGATATGCCATATCTCTAAGCTCCTGAGATTATCTGCCTGAACCAAACGACGTTTTGGTCTGCCGCTCTTTAAAGAGGGGCATCCTCGGGTCGTTCTCTCGCATGAAGTTGTTGTCCACGGACTCTGTCTGGGCTTGGGTTAGGCGTTCGAAATGTGCTCGACGCTGATCCATAAGCTCTTGAGGTACCTTACACAGCAGCAAACCTGCGACTTCGATGTTGTCTTTGAAACGACTGTCAGGGTCCACCATGAACTTAAACTGCGGTTGCTCTTCAATTCCCACTGGTTCCCAGCCTTCGCGGAGAGCCGACGAGATGTTACGAGCATCGTTCTGACCGAGCGTGGAGACACGAACCCATCGGTACGCATATCCCGGCTGCTTGTCTGGTTCGGGCAGCGTTGAAGCTGGTTGCCAAACCTTCGGGCGGCTTGCCTGTTCACGACTTTGACGGGGCGCACGCGCCACATCGACCTCATTAAGTTCTTCCATAAGCTTATTCTGTACCATGATTAACGATCCATCTTCATGACTTCCAAAGCATATTGCTTCGGGGTGAGACCCAATTTCTTAGCAATTGTAAGTTGGGACTGTGACAACATGATCTTTTTGGGGGCCGTGCTGCGTGAAGCGGATGCAACTATAGTTGCAGCTTTAGGCCTCGGAGTGTCCGAAACTTGCTTCTCTGACTCCCCGAAATACTCGGGGAAGCGCCGACTCATCGTTTTGTCGATAGTCTGCCAATATTCGTCGGTACCCACGAAGCGCGGGCCACGTTCTGTCTCCAGCTTCTGGTGAAGCCCAAGAGCAGAGGCCGTCATCTCTGGATCGGTACCCCACCACGCATTGCGCTCTTGCCACGCAGTCGTTTTGGCGTCCGGAGTTGGGACCTGCTGTTGAGATGGTTGTACATCGCTATCTACAGCTTGTAAAGTAGGTCTATAGCCTGCGAGCTGCTGAAGCCTGTACTGTGTATTGTTGAGCTTCTCTTGCGCTTCAATAATGCGGTCAGAGTCGCCTGCTTCGTATGCTTCACGGTACGAACGGCGGGCATCTTGAAGTTCAAGATCAGCTGATTGTTTGAAGCTATTTACAAGGTTTTGCTCGCCTTCAGACAACGTATTCTTTAGCTGCTTGTTCTCGGCAAGGACGCGCTGCATAGCAGCAAGGGCTTCATTCTGCTCACGCTGATACCGCTCTTTTTCGCGGCGTTCATCGTGCCAAACCTTCTTCATCTGCTTAAGGCGAATTTTGACCTTATCAGAATATTCTTCAAGCTCATCAGCTTCAAGTTCGTCAACGATATCCTTAGGCATAGGCTCACGGCCACGGTCGGCCTCGGGAGTATCATCTTCTACATCGATATCTATATCGACACCTTCGACTTCAATTTCGAAGTCATCATCTTTGTCTTCAGCCATAGTACTTCTCCTTTGTACGGTTACCCGTTTTACCCGCGTGAAATGCCACGGGGGTCTTCAACAACAGCCTCAACGCTGTCATCATTGATAAGCCGAAACTCACGACCATGAATTTTTACACGGCTACCTGCGTGCGGGCGGGTGAGGACAAAGTCTCCTTGCTTGCACCAAGGGCCAGTGGGGAACTTTCGCTCGTCTGCATAGGCATCAGGGCCTAGAGCGACAACGAATAGAACGGGGGTGGAGAGTTCTTCAAACTTCTTGGTTTCATCAGATTTGATGATACCGCCAGAAGTCTTCTCTTCCACTTCAGGGATAGCGCACAGAATGCGATAGCCAGAAGGTGCTGGAAGCTGTTTAGCCCGGTCTTCAACCGGAACTTCCGGTTCAACAGGGATAGGCTTAATTGGTTTACCATCGAGGTTAACGAGCGCGGGTTTGGCCGCACCAATAATCTCAGTCATCATCTTGTTCCATTCGCTGCGCAGTTTCCATAAGTATATTATTCGCCACCAGCAAACCGCGATAAATGCCGCAGGCGTACTTGTACGCACCGAAGTCTTCAGCATTGCCCATGGCCATGTCTGCTTCGATACGCCTAAGTTCTTCTTGCATCTTGTTTGAAAGATGCCTTAACAAATCAATGCTCATTCTGGTTCCTCAGGAGGTGCTGGAGGGGTGGGTTGTGTCTGCTGTGCCATCTGCAGCATCTTCAAGCCAGTATCCTTCTGGGACTCATTAGTGCGGTGCTGATGATCCAACTCAGTACGAGCGACATCGATACCCATCCGCAGCCCTGCCTCTTGCTGCTGAGCAGACAGATTAGCTTTGTCAGTTGCCATCTTGGCACCAGCTTGCATCCCAGCAATCTCAGCCTGAGACTTGATGCGCTGTGCTTCAAGCTCAAGGCGGTCTTGCTTGTCGGCTGCATCGATAGCCACTTTTTGCTTCTTAAGTTCAAGTTCACCCTTCTTGATCTCAAGCTCTTGCATCTGCATCTGGATAATTGGGTCCTGAGCCGTCTGCTGGTTTTGCTGCTGCTGAGCCTCTGCTTGGTTCTTCTGCAGAAGCTGTTGGGCTGCTGCGGCCACCAGACGTGAAATCTGAAGCTCGATGTCAGGTGTCATCTCGGCATCAGGTGGTGGTAGTGGGACGCCAGCCTGCTCTTCAATCTGCTTGCGATAGGAGAACGCCAAGTGTTCATTAATGTGGGCCTGCTGAGCCGCCTGCATCGCTTGTGCGTTGGGGTTCTGACCCATTAGCTGGGCCATCTTGGGGTCCTGCATAGCGGTCGTATGGACCGTGATATGCGCCTCATGATCTTGGTAGATGAACGCCTTAACTGGCTTACCGTTGATGATATCCATGTTTTCAGACACGGGATCACGCGGTTTCATATCCTCATCATCCTTCAGCGGGATGAGCTTCTGGGCATTCTTGATCCCCAGCGCATCCAGCATCTGACGGTGCAGGTATGGCATGTCATAGATTTGTGGAGACCCCTGTGCCAACTGAAGCACGGCTTGGTACTGCACAATCTTCTGCGCCATAGTGGCCGAATTAGGGTCACTGACAGGGATCACCGTGACTAGATCATAGTCAGCCTGCTTGGCCTTGCGGTCGCCCTCTTGTGGCTCGTAGCTGTACTCTTGGGGCGTATAATCGCGGATGATGCCCTTAAGAAGCCGGTACTCCTGCTTCATCGAGTAGTAGACGCGGGCCTGAATAGCCGACATCGTCTTGAGCGTGCGCTCAAGGATAGCCAGCGTTGTACCCACAGGGGCATTAGCCGACATGTCACTAACCTGTAGGTCAGCAGCACCAGCGAACCTACGGCCCTCTTCCACAATGGTGTTCAGTAGGTTGTACAGGACCTGTGACGGCTCCTTGTACGGCAGAGGCATGATGTTGTCGCGCATCGTGCCACTAGCCACATCGACGTCACGCCATTCGGCGGGAGCGATGGGGGTATCATCACCCTTTACCCGAAGCCCTTTAGTTTTGAAACCACCCGGGAGATTAGATAGGGTACCAGCATCAACAAGCTGCCGAATAAGGCTGGTGCTAGACTTAGCAAAAGCACCAATAAGGTGAATAAGGCCGAAAGCGTAGAACCCAAAACCCGGAATGTACCCATAGTGGACAAAGTGGTTGCGCTTGAGCTTCTTCTTGTCGTCTGGGTCCCAGTTACGACGGATAGAGAGGACCGTGCTGGTACCCTTCTCGATGGTGACGATGTAAGGAACGGCAATCTCCGCATCGGTTTCATCCTTCGTGAACTTGTCATCAGGCAGCACCAAGTCTACCTGCATCTCAAGCAGCTTGTAGCGGTCGTCCGTTGATGCACGGAAGCCCATCTTCTCAGCGATAGCCTTCTCGATATCATCGAGGCTATCTACAGGGTCTTCAAGCTCAATATCACGGTAGAACCCAGCGGCCTGCAGTTTGGCCATCTCGTTCGGGGTCTTGCGCATTACGTGGGTGACGCGTCCAGCGCTCTCCAGACTGGACGCACCGTACGGTACAACGACGTCTTCGGCGGGAACGTACATTGCAACCGGACGGTCGATAGACGGATCAAAGTAGACCTTTTTGAACGCATTACCTGAGAGGCCTAAGCCCCACAGCATCCGCTCATGCTCAGGCCGATACTCGATCATCACATCGGTCAACTGGTAGTTCATGTCGTCTTGAACGCGCCGAGCAGCATCCCGCTTCTCAGGCGTTTCCTTACCGACAATCTCAGTCTTTACCGGCCCTGCGGCTGGGAACGTCTCCATCATGGTCTCAGCTTGGAACTTGACCAGAGCTTCTGACAGCATGGGGTGGTAGATGCCACAAGCACCGGGCCAAGGCTCAGTGCGGTCATCAATCTTCATACCAAGCAGGTCGAGACCATCGACGTAGGTCTGCATCCACTCCTTGCGGCTGGACAGGTCTTCCTCGAACTCACCGATGAGGTCACCAGCAAGCTCTGCTAGTTGCCCTTCGTCTAGCACATCAGCTAGGTTCTCGTTGAACTCCTCGTCTTCATCACCCTCTTCGACCTCATTAGGATCAACCTTTACCCCGTTAATCGTAACGCTTTCAGGGTCTTCAATCTCGATCTCGATATCATCTTCGGGCGCATTAATGCCCTTCATGACACCTGAAGAGAGGGTAGCGTCGAGGCCCAATGGAGCCTGATTGAGAGCCTTGTCGACGGCCATTAGATTAATCTTTCTCTTTTAGCGGGGTTACCGTGGTCTACAACTATGCCACCACTAGCAAGATACTGTTTAGCGGGTACCCATTTTTTTGCTGTTTCGTCGTAAA